ATGAAAGATATCAAAAATTACACCGATAAAGAATTAAAAGAAAAAATTATGCAAGATTTAGAGGATGAATTTAGGATTTTGTACAAAAAACTTTTAAAAGAGAAAGATTATCTTGCTAGGGATAATATATTAGAGCTTATGACTATTTATAATATGGGTATAAACTCTTATTCAATCGCTAAAAACCTTGAGATGAATGAAGATAAAAGTCTTATACAAGTTCCTTTGTTTGAAAGATATATTATAGGTAGAAAATTTGTGGTTAAATACAATAATGAAAAACAAAGATATGAACTAAAAAGCACCTTTTGTGAATTTTAAGGAGAAAAGATGAAATACCCTAATGTTTATGTGAAATTAGTAGGAGAAGATGGCAATGCTTTTAGTATTTTAGCAAGAGTAAGCAATGCTTTGAAAAAAGCAGGTGTAAGCAAAGAAGAAATAAGTCAATTTCAAAAAGAAGCCATGAGTAGTGATTATAATCATTTATTAAATGTGGTGCAAGATTGGGTTAATACAAATTGATTTCAAAAAGATGTCAAACAACAGCACACATTAAGCCTTGTCAAGCTAATGTTGTCTTATCAAAACAAAAGGAGATAAGATGAGTAAAGTAATAGCAGATATCAAAAAGGTTTTAGAAAGACTTTTATAAACGCTATTTGCAACCATAACAATGAACTTGTTTTAGAATATCTTAAAAATGGTATGAGTGCTACTAAAGAATGCATGGGCGAAGAACCTATGTTTTATGCAATAACTCATAATAATTTTGGAGCGATTTTACTTTTATTAAAATACGGTGCTATTTTAGATAAAGAGTATCTAGAAGAAAGCAATAAAGATTTTAGCAAAGAAGCTCTAAAGTTTTTAAGCTCTTTACTAAAATAAAAGAGAGTATTTTTACTCTCTTAGCTTTTAAAAATTCATAATCAAAAGCTCTTTACTTTCTTTTCTTTTTAAAACATTATTATTTAAAGAATACCTTACTTTTAATTCCTTAATATTAAAATCTTTATAAAGCTCTCTTATAAGCTCACAATCATTATAAGAAAGCATAAATTTACCCTTGATATTTTTAAGCAAATTACATAAAAGTTCATGTTCTTTTAGCCCAAAACCTCCTGTGTTTTTATAATAATTCTCAGTACCCACATAAGGCGGATCTAAATAAAACAAAGCTTCATTATAATCATATTCTTTTAAGATATATTCAAAGCTTTTATTTTCAATACTAGCATTTTTAAGCCTTTTTGTATATAAGCTAAAATCCCTACATAATCTCTTTGGTGTTCTTTGTTTACTCATAGCAAATTGTCCCATACTTGATCCAAAAGAAGTACTGATAAGATAAAAATAAAAAGCTGCTCTTTCTATATTGTTTCTTGGTTTAATTTCTTTGTTTTTAAGCATATGGAATATTTTTCTACTTACCAACATAGAATGAAGTATGCTTGTTAAGCTTTGAGGTTTATTTCTTATGCAAAGATGTAAATTAATAAGCTCGTCGTTAATGTCGTTGATGACTTCTATTTTTGAAGCACTTTTTTGATAAAAAACACTTAAAGCTCCTCCAAAAACTTCAATATAGCCTTTATGCTCAGGCATTAAAGCGATGATTTCTTTAGCTAAATAGTTTTTGCCACCTACCCAAGCAAATGGAGCTTTTAATTTAGTTTGCGTAGGTTTAATTAATGGGCTAGTTTTTAGAAATTTGTCTGTATTATTTTTCATACAAACTCCTTTCAAAATAAAATTAAAAAAGCTTTGCTTTAAAAACAAAGCTATAATGCTTTTGCTAGTTTTTAGAAAAAGGAAGGCTTTAGTCTTCCTTGCCATTCTTGCTAACACTTTTTGAAAAATTGCGATTTTCCAAAAAGTCGCATCACTAAAGACCACGCCCGACCATTCCTTGCTATGCAATGCCCCATATTGTCACTTCTTAACAATTTTTTCAATAAAATCCTTAGTATCTTTATAAATCACACTTCTTATACTTGGGTGCAAGACTTTGTTATTATCTATGGGTAAAAAAGCTCTTTGAGGAATTTTTCTTTTTCTGTTTCCCCATTGATGAACATAACCATATTTAAAGCCATTTTTAGTCTGTATATTATTAAAGACTTCTACTCCGCTTTTGGTAGGTTCGCTTTGCCAATTTAAAGCATTACTTAATTCTCCATCTCTTTTTAAAATTCCTTTATTCTTACCATCTTTTATTTTTTGCTTTATGGTAGCTGGTTTTAAGCTTTTCCATTTTCCATTAAAAATGCTGCGCTCATTTTTAAAAGAATCTATAATGCTATTTCTTATACTCTCACCAGCACCTGCCATAATGCTTTGCCCGTGTTTATCCATATCTATTAATTTATCACAAGCTTTAAAAAAGTTTTCAATCCCTTTAATCTCTATATATTCACTCATATTTTATCCATAAATTGTAGTGTTAATTTTGTTTTGTTCTTGCTTTCTTAAAGCGTCGAATACACTTTTTTGTATAGCATTTGCAAATTCTTGCATATTAAAATTGCCATCTTTAGTCGCTATGTTAAAAGTGCCATTAACACTTACATTGATATTGCCATTATTAAAGCTTGGAGTATGGTTTATACTTTTTGCTTGTAATTCATCTTTATAAGTATTTGTGGCAAAGATTTTTTCTTTGGTTTGTTCGTTTTGGCTTATCTTAACTTCTTTATCATCCCCAAGCCCTACAAAATCAAGAGCATCTTTTATAAAGCCACTTATGGATGAAATCATATCTCCTACCCAAGAAAGCTTAGAGGCAAACCATTCAAATAAAGAACTAAAAATACTATAAAAGAAATCCCCAATGCCTTGCCAAATAGAATTTAAAAACTCAGCTAATGGAGAAGCAACACTCATAATAATATCTTTAAAACTTGCAAATACAAGAGCACATTTATCAAACACCCATTTAAAAACTTCATAAATGGGCTTCCAAATAAATTTTAATATCCCCACAAAAGGAAAGATGATATTTAAAGCATTGTTTTTAAAATAGCCAATCACACCGCTGCATTTATTAAACACGGCTTTAATGGCATTGTATATAGGTTCCCAAACAGGTCTAAGCCATTCTATAAAAGACATAAACCATGATTTAACCCTATCCCAATTTGCAATGATGAGCCCAGCCACTATTGCAATACCTCCTAAAATAAGACCAATAGGATTGCTCATCATGGCCACGCTTAATACTCTAATACCAATAGCCACAAGCTTAAAGACTTTATTAAGTCCTATTAAAACAAAAGATAAGACTTTAAGAGAAGCTGTGTAAATATTAGTTGTGATGGTTTTTACTTTTAAAGTAATATTAGATAATATACAAGAATTACGAAAAGCTAAAAGATGTATTCTTGTTTTAATCAAAGCACTTTTAAGCAAAATGGTGCAATCTTTAAGATAGTTTTTAGCAATAGCATAAGCTAAGACTGCAGGTTTGGCGAGCAAAAAAGTGGCTATAAGTCCTCCTAAAACCCCATTAAGACCAGGGACAAGTCCTGTAATATAAGTGATACTATTAACAAGATAAGAAATTCCAGCACTCACCCATGATATTGCAGGTAAAAAAACCGAACCTAAATTAATAGCTAAAGAATTAAAAGCATTTTTCATTAATATAATAGAATTTTCAGTGGTAGCAGCCCTTGTATCAAATTCCCTTTGTAAAGAGCCTTTTTTTGCTTCATCACCAGCATTTTTTAAAGCTTCTTTATAAGTGTCAAGCCCTCCAACAAGAGTTGCCATATCATCTGCAAATTCACGACCAAAAATATCAACTAAAACACCCATTTGTTCTTTTTGGTCTAGTTTTGAAATTCTTTGTAAAAACATATCTAAAGCTTTTTGAGGATCATCAAAACTGGCTTGTTTTAAAAATGCTCCACTTATACCAAGCTTTGCAAAAGCAGATTCAGTCTTAGTTCCCATATTATCAGCTGTGGCTAAAACGCGGTAAAGACTATTAATAGCTGTTCCTGCTACTTCAGGTCCCTTACCTAAAGATATAAAAGAAGAGCTTAAAGCCGCAATTTGTTCTTTAGTAAATCCTATTTGCTTTCCAGCAGCTGCAGTTCTTTTCATAACATCAATAATCTCTCTAGCCTTAGATGCACTATTATCTGAAAGATTATTAATACTATCACCTAAATCCTCCATGTCTTTTAAAGAAATGCCTAAAATATTTTTAATTTTCGCAACGCTATCTCCCACATCTTCAGCGCTCATATCAAATGCCACTTTCATTTTAGTTACAAGATTTGTAAATTCTCTTACATCTTTTGAGCCAAGTCCAATCTGTCCTCCAGCAGCAGCTATAGCTGCTAACTCATTGGCAGTAACAGGTAAAGTTTGAGACATCTTAAGGATATCAGCACTCATTTTTTTAATATCATCGCCTTCATCAAAATTCACAACCTTTCTCACATCAGCCATAGCAGATTCAAAGCTGATAGCTTCTCCTAAACCCTTACCAATAATTCCACCTCGAATAACATTACCTAAACTTAAAAGCTCATCTTGCAAACCTTTTCTTTGAGCTTTTAATTCCGCTCTTAAATTGGCATTGAGTTTAAGAGTGTTTAATTCTTTTTGCAATCCACTAATGCCGAGTTTAGTTTTTGCTGCTATTTTTTCTAAATTGCTAAAATCTTTAACTACCTTGCCAACGGCACTTGCGTTTTTAATCGCTAGTCCTAAAATAACACCAATTCCAATACTTCCAGCATTTTCCATATTCAACCCTTTTTAAGCGATTGTATTTTAAAATCTTTACTATGAAAGTTTTAAAATTTATTAACGATGATATAATTTCACATATTGCCTTATTATTAACAACGCTCATACCTGCTTTTTACATAAGCTATCAAAGTGCAAGTGATGGTTTTTTTAATACAATGGCTATTTTTATTTTTTCTTATTTTATAAGCATTATCATAACTGCTATTTTAGTGATGATTATGCCACCCATTGCTTTATTGCTTATTTTACCCACTTGGCTAATTGTAATAAGTTTAGATTTTATTCTTTTTGCTATTTTAAAAATTTATTTTTTGAAAAATAAAACAATCAAAAACTCTTAGCCTTTAAAAATTCTTTTGAAATTTCCAAAGCTTCTTCAAACTCATCTAAGCTTAAATCTAAAACTTCATTTAATCCCCAATGTAAAGTATGACTTATAAGAGCTACAGCTTCTAAGCTATAACTCCTGCTTCTACCAAAAAATCTTTAAGAGCGTCCTGTAAAGCTTTAAAGTCCTTAAGATTTAAGTCTTCAATTTCACTTTCTTGCTTATTAGTAAGTGTAGCTATCATATTAATAGTTTGCTCCATTTCTTTTTCACTTTTATTAGTAGCGTTTTTTAATACACGCACATTTGGTTCTCTCATTTTTAATTCTTCGCCATTTTCAAGTTTGATTATTTTTTCTTTCATTTTTCTTTCCTTTTTTTTAAAACAAAGCAAAGCTTATGCTATTGCTTTGCTATATAAAGCCCTAAGGCAACTTTTTTACTTTTAAACACCGATTAATTAGTGTTTAAAGGGTTAAATTACTTCTTACATCACTCATCATATCCACACCATTTATCATTAAAATAGTGTTTTTATGATCGTAGGTAATGATAGGAATGTTATTGCGGCGTTGCATATAAAAATGAACTGCCATTTTAATTTCAGCTTCTACTTCCTTTCCACTTTCATGATCACTTTCACTTATGCTTATAAACTCTCCTAAAAACTCGGCACTAATACCATAGTTTTTTCCTCCTTTATGAACGCTTTCTCTAAATAATAAAGGAGCTTTAATTTCACTAAAAGTGGTATGAAAGAAAGCCGCATAAAGCACTGGATCAACAACGGCTAATTTAAAGCTAATTTCTAAGGGTTTTAAAACACCGCTGCTATAATTTGCTCCCAAGACTCCTTTGGTTTCAATCATCTCTTGTTCTATGTCAGGCAATTTTAAATTTCTAACTACCCCAAGATAACCTTGTCCATCTATGTAAATGTTACCTTCTTGTATAACTTCACCAATCATTCTTTTCATTTTTAATCTCCTTTTAAAATTTATTAACTATCTGCACTAATAGTTTTAATCAAATCACTTGCCCACTTATCAGAGTAGATAAACTCTAAAGTGATTTGCTTAACGATTGGATTATTCATCATTTTTATATTTAGATAAAACTTACCAGCACTCACATTGGCATCTGTGTTTCTTTCTTCATCCCAGCTTACCTCATAGCCAATTAAAACCTTAGCTCCTTTTAAATCTCTTAGCAATTCTTCAATGCTGATTTTTATAAAATATAATTCACTTGCTTTTTTATCAATAGCCTTAAAAGCTGCTTTTTGTCCTGCTAGGGCTATACGATCAAAAGTTCTTACACGAGCTAAATCTTGCCAAATCGTATCTTCATGGCTAGTCTCCCCACCCCAAGAGCGATAACCTTCACCTAAAATACAAGTTGAAATGTGAGCATTTCTTAATCTTTCTGCATCACAATCAAAGCCATTGATAAACTCTATAAAATACTCTGTGCCAGTAACCCCATTCATCACTCTATTTGAGTAAGAATCACTAAAGCCATATTCTTTATCTCCATCTGTATGGGCTATTAAACCTGCGATGATAGGAGATTGTGGAACATAAGCGTATTTTCCTTGTGTATTTAAGATTTGAACCTGTGGCCAAGTGGCAATTAATCTTTTAGAGCTAAAAGCCTCCATTGTATTAATAGCTTCGCCAACATTTGTAGCGTAAAGATCCACAATAGCTGTGATATTCATAGAACTTGCCACACTTTCAAGCTTAGCCTTTACTCCTGCTTCATGTGAGTAATAAGGAGCAATGATTAAATCAGGACTAAAGCCTGTTTTATGCTTTGCTTTTTTAAAAGCTTCTATGGCATTAACAATATGGGTTAAAGTGTTTTCACTTTCCTCGCTTTCTTCAAAAAAGCTGATAATTATAACATTGCTTACATTTTGTAAATTGATACATTCTAAAGTATCTAAAAGTCTAAAATCTTGTAAGTTATTTTCTTTGATTAAATCGTTTACAAATTCTTTTGCTTTACTTACATTTGAAAAGGCAAAGATTGGAAAGCTATCCACGCTTTCATAGCCAGCCTTTGTGTAAATCATTTCTTTACTTGCACCTTTTATAGCCCCAGCAATACCAATAGGCGTATCACTTTGCACTTTAATAGGACTTGCTGCACCATTACTGATATTAAAATTAACTCCATAATTTGCTGCCATTATTCACTCCTTATTTCTTTACATTTTTTGTATTTTTTGTTTTTTTAGGATTTAAATTAAGCTCTTTTTTCATAACAATTTGATCTTGTTTAGAAATTTCAAATAAAAAGGCATAATCTCCATAAGTATCAGAACTAGCTTCTAACTTTTCAACATTAAAATCTTCACTTTGAATTTCTTGCTCACCTATAAAAATGGATTTTTTTACTCTTACATTGGTAATTTCTGTTTGACCATAATATCCATTACCTCTAGCAAAAAGCTTATTAGGCATTGGTGTATTTTCAAGTTCTATGCTTACCTCTCTACTTCCTGAACTAGACCATAAGCAACACTCATCAGCGCCACCATTATATTTTTTAAACACATGGGCGATTTTGTGATAGGTTTCTTGATAAATACCACTTGTCTTAATCGTTCCTAAAATTTGGTTTTCTCCTGCAATAGGATTAGAATCTATAGTAAAATCGCTTCTATTAAGACCATTACCATCTTTAGTCATAGTAAATTTTGCGTTTTCATACTCATCTTGAACTTTATTTGGAGTAGCAAAACCATTTTCAAAACCAAGTCTTAAATCACTCATACAACCCCCATATTGTCCACCTGTGGTAGTGTTATCAAATGTGATAATGATTTTTTCTTTAGGGATAATATCATTGCTACCATCTCCTAGTAAATCAACCCAGCTTGTAAAATCATTATCATTAGCAGTGCAAATAAATAATTGCTTTTTACTTTCTAAAACCGCCCAAATTTCTCCTACTTTAGCTTGTGTATTGTAGTTAGGTGGGGTTTTTGATATTTTTATGTTTGTATTTTGGAAATTTTGATCTTTTAAAATTTCTCTAATGAGACTTTTAAGCTCCTCTTGATTAGCAAGCCCTTCTTTAAAAAGATTTAGTTTTTTATCTATAAGTTCATTAACTTTTTGAGCGTTAAGCTTATCACTAACTATAGGTTCGCTTGGCTCTTTTGAGCTTTGATTGGCATTTGGAATATAAGAAATTCCATAATCTTTCATTTTAACTCCTTTTTTATTGATTTAAATATGCACTTTATTACATGATAAAGATTGCATGAGTGATAAAATACAAAGATTTTAAACTTTGAACATCCAAGAAAAGCCATTGCCTCTTTTAATGCTAAATCAGCTATTTTATAGTCGCTCCTAGAGTTTGCTTTTTCACATAAAAAATCATGCACCACGCAAGCACTAAAATACTCGCTTTTAAATGGCGGAAACAAAGACCAAAAAAGGCGTGGGATACTTGCACCATCTGTTTTAAAGCCTTTTGGAACAATGCCTTTGTAATTTGGCAAAGAAAACTCATAATTTTCTACAACTTCAAATTTATCTTTATCGTATGGCTTTACGCATACTCTTTTTAATTCTGTTTTAGTCATTTTTATCCTCCCATGTAAATTCAAATCTTAAAAACGGCAAGTTGATAGTTTGTGCATGATAAAAAGCATTTTTGGCTTGTTTTTCATAATGATATTCCCTCAATGCCTTTGTAGTAAAAAAGATAAAGTTTTTATGATTTAAGGAATAAAGTCTAGAGTTTTCTTTTAAAAAAGAGCTTATATCATAAATTAAATATCCTTCTAATTCCAAGCTTTCATTAAGCAGTTTTTCTAAATACAAATGCTTTGTTTCAATATGCAAGGTTTTTTCTCTTTTTTCATCTCCATAAACCTTAGCCTCTCCGCCAAGCAAACTCATATAAATAAAATTGCTTAAAGTTTCTTTTGTACTGTAATCAAACACTTCTTTTTTTATTAAAAGCTTGATATTATCCTTAGAACTTATTTTAAAACTTTTATATAAAGCATCCTTTTCAAAATCAAGCAAAGCTAATTCATCATTTACGCTGATTAAAAAATTATCTTTTAAATAAAGCTTTTGCAAAATCTCATCATCATTTATAATGTTTTCTAAAGAATTTTTGCTTTCTCTAAATTCCAAGCTTAAATTAGGAATTAAAAAGCTTTTATAATTGTTTGTTTGATTTTGTCTTAAAAACTCATCCAAAGAGATTTCAGCTAAAGTCTTATCTGCTTTAAAAAACTCAGCATTATTTTTATAAATTGCCTTTTGCAAAGCACAAGTGTAAGATTTGCCAAGTTTAGTATCATTCCTTTCAATCGTGCAAGAAGCCTTACAAAGATGAAAATAATCACATTCTAGGCAATCTTTATGAAGCTTTAAAGAATTTTCTAAAATTCTTATATTGGTAATATTTCTTATTTTCAAACTCTCATAATTTTCATTAAAAATATTTCCTGCTCTTAACTCATTTAAAGCTTGGGATCTGTGACAAACATAAACATCACCATTTTTTTGAATGAGCAAATTATCGCCACAATTGGTGCAGTTAGTGCAGTATCCACCCAAAAATTCTTTAAACCAAAAATGTTCCAACGCAAAAGAATATTTTGTATCTTTTAGTTTTTCTCTTAAGTTTTTATAGAAACTAAGCATATCTTCATCGCTTGGCATTTGAAAGTCACCTTGTGCATTTGCACTTTGGTAAGTGAACATAATATAAAAATCACTTGCCATATCAAAGCCCAAACTTTCGAGTTTATAAACATCTCTTATAAACTCATCTACATTTAAATGCTCTTTTGTCATCGTGGTTGATATTTGTTTAAAATAAGGATAAGCGCTTAAAAGCTCAATCATCTTTAAAGTCTTTTCTAAAGTGCTTTTTCCACTTTTTAGCACTCTGTATTTTTCGTGAAATCTCAAAGGCAAATCAATACTAGCACTAATGCCTACTTCATATTTTTTAAAAAGTTCAAAAAATCTATCCAAAAAATACAAATTAGTTTTTAAATGTATATAATGATGTCCTTTTTTACTATCTTTGCTAAGAACTCTTATTAAAAAATGATTTTCTTTTTTATATTCATCTATTGCTTTTAAAAGCTCCTTAACATGCTCATAAGGACTAGCGCTTAGCTCGGCTCCGTGTAAAATAACTTCTGTGATAATCACTCCATCATCTTTTAATTTTTTGGCTATTTTTTTAAATTGCTCTGCCATATCTGTGGTTTTTTCTTTTCTTTCTGTTAGCTTTCCAAGATAACAATAACTACATGCAAAATTACAATATGAATTTGGCACAAAGGTTAAAATCTTTCCTATCATTAATACTCCTTTGCCTTTTTAAAAAGCTCATCTACAAACTCATCGCTTAGTTTTGTTTGTTGTTGAAAAAATAAAATGAGCTCATTTTGTCTTTCAAATTCAGTCGCGTATTCCCAGCTTATTTGAGTGGCTTTATCAGCACTTTGCATCATAATTTCTACATTTTCCAAAAGTCCTACTTCTAAAAGTGCGAGTTTGGCTTGTCTTATGCTTATTTTTCTTGGCACTCCAAATTCATCATAGTCTTTTAATTTTTCAAGCATTAAAGGATGATCGTTAATTAAATCATCCACTTCTTCTTTTAAAACGCTTTGAGCTATTTCTTTAAGACTTGGGATGTTTTCTTGGTATTTATCCACTTTAAGATTTGCTGAGATTTTTTCACTTTCATCAATCTCATCAAAAGGCTTAGTACCCCAAGTTAGATTATAGATCTCATAAATGAAAAAATCATATTTATCCTTGTCTTTTTTCTCTAAGCACTGATTTAAAGACTCTTTGCATTCATTTAAATGCTTTGCTTTATTAATGCTTTTTATATCCTCTAAACCCTGTAAAACCTCTAGCTTTTTAATTATTTTAGCTATGCTTTCTTCTAATTTTAAAAAATCTTCTTGACTCAAATTGTAAAACATTTCTTATCCTTAGTAATTATTGTTATTGGTAGAATTTGACGGAGCGTAAGAAATTGCTTGATACGCACAAGAAGCAGCATATTGATCGTTTAAATAATAAATTAAATGTTCCCCTTTAAGTTGGCGCATCCTATGATCCGAAGCAATTTCTGGAAAACCTGAGTTAGCACATTTACTTAAATAAGTACTCATATTAACTTCACTAGGAATATTGCTCAAAGAAACCAAAACCGTTTGTCCTTTTTTTCTGTCATAATCATAATTTGCAGTTATGATCCTTTTTTCTACCCTTAACTCTGGAATAAAAGATTTAATCTCTTTTGTAAGTTCAGATCTTAAAGCATCCACCAATTGTTTTGCTACGCCTATGTTTTCTTTTTTATTGATTAAAGCTATTAATTTATCTCTTAATTGTGCATCTAAAGAAGCGGCGGTTCCTGTATTTTCCTTTTTATTGATGAGTTTTGTTAATTCTGTTTTTAAAGCTTTATCCAAATTAGCTGCTACACCCTTGTCTTCCTTGGTGTTAATCAAAGCTTTTAATTCTTCTTTCAAGGTTTCAATTTTGAGTTCAAGCTCAATTTTAATAGCATCCACATAATCTCTACTTGCCATAATCACACTAGGATCTAGCTTTAAGATTACTTCTTCTGCATTAGAAAGCTCCATAACTATTTTAATCATAAGTTCTTTAGCGCTGCCTTCTTTTAGGATGGGCTTGTAAGTACGCGGTAAATTTCCCACCGCAAGCAAATCTCCTACTTCATCATAAATGCCTATGGCATTGATTTCAAAACCACCAATATCACTTGGCACATAACACATTAAATTAATATAGTTTGGATTGTTTTCATCTACGCTCTTGCTATTTATGTTAGCCTCATAGACAATTTCTTCCAAGCTTTGCATTTCTTCACTGGGTAAAATAACTTTAGAGCTTAATTTAAAGCTTTTTAAATTAACCCCGTTTCCACTTGCTCTTGCGGCAATAAATTTAGCAATGCCAATTTTAGTTAGTATGGTATAGTATTCACTTTTTGCCATTAATACACTCCTTTAAAATCAATATTAGTTTTTGAAATCTCACAAATAAAAACTCCAAATGCATTTTTAGTGCTTTTAATTTCATTTTCTAAAAAAGTGGTTTGAAAAGGTAAAATCTCAATAGCTTCCCCGCTAAGCTCTGCACTTGCATTAAAGCTATCATTCTTACTTTCAATCTCTATTTCAATTGCCTCTAAAACGCTTCTAACATTTTTAAAATCTTTAATTAATCTTTCTAAAGTATTAAGCGTTCTTTCATCGAAACTAACATTAGTTGTGCTTACTTTAACCTTGAAAAAATAAGGCTTTCCACCATAATTAAACCACTCTTTAACCACTGCCGTTGGAAATACAGCACTTAAAGCTTCTTTTATAGCCCAAGTTGTGCCATTGTATCTATCTAAAAGCAAGGCTTTAGATATAAGCTTTCTTGCTTCTTTTTCATTTAAACCATCAATACTTACATCATAAGCATTTGCCAATACGGGCAATAATCTTTCATCACAACGCATAGCTAAATTTGTAATACTCTCTATTTTTAAATCTTCAAATCTTGCCTTTGCGCTTAAATCAATAGCTTTGCTTTGTTTTGGATGGTGGTTTAGTATTAGTGTATTCATAGCACCGCCTTTTCATAACTAAGTGAAAAGCTAAGGGTTGCAAACTCATCATCAGCTATTATTATGTTTGCTAAAGGTAAGTCTTTTAACTCTTGCTCTTCTTCATTTATGATTTTTTCTTTAATGCTTAAAATTTCGCTTTTATAAACTCCGTCCTGATGAAGACATTTGTAAATAAATCCTAGTGCTAAATCCACACTTAAATCAAAGTCCTTTTGTAAAGCATTGATCTTTTCACTTATTTCATTAGCACGGCTTAATTCTAAAAGTAAAAGTTTGGCATCTACGATAAACTCTCTTTTTTTAGCTAACTCAACGCTGACTTCATCAGTTAAAGGTCTTCGCTCATCTGCACTTAAATACTCTTTAACCACATCAACACTTAATTCATCTTCACTTTTAATGATAACTCTTACTTTTCCTGCTCCATTGTTTAAAGCTTTTATGGAAGCTACTTTTGCACTTGCGCTTAAAGCGTGATAGATATAGCCTTTTTCACTTCCTGCGGTTGAAAAGCGATGTACACTCATTACAGCCCTTTCTCTTAAGGCTTCATCACTTTCTTCACTGGCTCCACCTTTGAAAAATTCTAGTTGTTTAATCTTAGCCACAAAAGGCAGTGGGGTTTGTAAAAACTCGGTTTTACTTTCTTTGCTTTGAATAAATTCATCAAGTTCTAAAATACCTTGTGCTTTACTTTGTCCTTTTTTAATCACCACTTCTTCTTTTAAAGTGGCAAGGTCTGCTTTTTCATTTGAAAAAATTGCACCTTTTGGGATGATGACATCATAAGTAAGTAAAGTATTTAATTCAAACTCTACTTTGGCTGTGGGCTTAACCCCTTTTAATCTTTCAATCAAATAGCCATTAGCTACTACATTATCTAAATCACTTCCCTTTGCATAATGAAGATAAGTTGCTTTTATACTCTCATTAATTCTTGCTCTAATTATCATTTCTCTATAAGCTAAAGCTTCTAAAATGGCTTTAAAAGGATCAGATTCTAAAAGCTCTACATTATCTTTTAAAAAGCTTTTAAAAAGTTCTTCATAGGCTTTTAAAAGCTTTTCATAGTCTTGCTCTTCTATGATTTGTGGATAAGGGATATCCTTTAAAAAGCTTTGTTTAAAATAGCTATCATTTGCACTTAAAAGCTCACTCATTTGCCTAGCTCCATGGTTAAATCCCCATAATTTTCAAAAAGCAAGGTAATGCTTAATTTATTGTCTTTACACTCATTAAGTCTCACACCTTTTAGCTTTACTCTTTTTTCCCACTTTGAAATTGCTTCTGCAGTGTATCTAGTAAGTTTGATTTTAAAATCATCATCGATTTTTCTATCTATGAGTGTATAAAGTAAAGAACCATATTCAGGTCTCATTACTCTTGAGCCTAAAGGAGTGATTAAAATGTCTTTAATGCTTTCTTCGATGCTTACCATGTAATTCATTTTAAACCTTTGTAAAATTCAAAAATGTTTTCTAGCATTTGCGAAAATCCTAAAAACATAAAAGCTATAAAAAAGCCTATAAAAATGCTTTTGATAAAAAAGTTTAGGTTTAAAAAAGCATAAAATGCCCCCATGCAAAAGAGCATAAAAAAGACTAATGAAAATAAAAGCAAAAATAATTCTTTCATAGTTTTTCCTATCTTGGCGAAGCTGTGGCACCACAAGTACAAGAATGGGTATGATTTGTTAAATCACCTTTGCTATCGCTTATATTTCCACTAACTTGTAAATTGCCTATTAAGTTTAAATTTCCTTTTATGCTAAAAGTACCACTTGCCCCACCTTCGCCACTTGTAGAAATTGCTCCTGCAATTTGAGTATTACCATTTAAATTAATACTTGGAGCGTTAAGCGTTATGGTATTAGCGTTTGTAGTATGATTTTTAGTATTTAAGGTGTTGTTTTGGTTATGGGTGTTTTTATCTACACAAGTGATATTTATATTTTTAACCACATCAAGTTTTAAAGTGCTACTCTTAGAGTTGTATTCTAAATGCGTTCCATCTTCAAAATCTATATTAAAAGTATTTTCATCTGTGTTTTTTGCTCTATGTTTTTCTTGGTAAAGCCCACGCAAAATAACTCCACTATTTAAATCCCCACGCACAGGTATGACTAATACTTGCTCTCCTATTCTTAAAGGAGAAAAGCTCACTGCATAAGAATTAGCTAGACTTTGAAAAACACTTAAAAAATCCGTTACCATATCTCCAATAGCAACCTTAGCTTTACCTTCTTTAATGTCGCAAATGATGCCAAGTTCGTTCATTATAGTTTTTCCATTTTTTTATTAATTAACTTTTCTACAAGTTGCTCAATTTTAAGCAATGCATCTGTCCCCATATAAGCTGCAAAACCACCCACTGCAACGCTAAGCTTTATGCCAAAATTAAGATAATTTACAATTTCAAAAACTAGATATGCCACAAACATAGAGCCTAGCATACCTTTTAAAAAGAGTGTAAATTTACCTTTTAAATTAAGAGCTTTGCTTAATTTATTTTTTGTTACAATTCCTACAAGTCCAGCTATAAAGCTTACTATCATTAAAACCATATATACAAATATATCTTCTAATTTCATTGCTAGTTCCTTGTAAAAATTTCAAATAAATATAATAAAGCTAATGCAAAAGTTGAAAACAAAAGAGCTATAAGAAGATCTTTTGCAATGCTTTTTTGATTTATCATTTTATTATTTTCTTTCATCTTTCTCTCCTGTGCAAAGCTTGGCTATATTTTCAACTTCTAAGTAATATTTAGAGATTTCTTTAGCACTTTCTAAGTCTTTTTTGTCTAAAGGCTTTAAAGGAAGTTTTAAAGGGCATTTAATAGGAACTTTAACTTCTTTGATTTCAGTTTTAATCAAAATATCTTTAGAAGCACAAGCGCTTAAAAAAACAAAAGGTATAATTAATAGGAAAATTCTCATTTTATCATTCACTTTTTTGCTCCTAAAATATTAAATAATTCTTTATAAGCTTTAAGTTCACTCTCACAGCTTTTATCTTTAATAAAAACCTTATCCACTTTTAAAATTTCTTTTAAAGTCTCTTTGGGCTTTAAATCAAGTTTTAATTTATCAATAGCTTTATTTTGCTGGGCTAATTTATCTTTAAAAACATTGATTTCATTGCTAAAATGCAAAGCTTTAAGTTTTAGATTTTCATTTTCTAAAGCTAAAGCATTGTTTTTTAAATATAAAAAACCACAAAGAGCAATTAGAACAAAAAAAGCTATTTTTGAAGGACTTAAAAACCTTGATAAAATAAAACTAAACACAATCTTTTCCTTATGGATAAGTCCATCTTGCTTTTTTGCCTCTAGTGTCTAAATGTACAAACCCAGCATAAGGATCATTAAAATTATGCTTTATGGCAATTCCCAAGCTCCTTTCGCCATAGGTGTTTAAAACATATTGATGAACTTCTTCTGTTTTAACTCCTTTAACCACAAAGTCTGCTGCACTTCCTATAGTGTGTTGGCTTTTAGGGGCTCCGCCTACTTTAGCATTATGTTCTTTACATCTATAACCACTATTTATAATTATAGGAGCGTTATAATACTCTCTGATTTCACAAAGAATGTCTATAAGCTCATCACTTGGTACATTTTGAGGCAATTCGCATTTGCCGCATTTACATTTAAATTCGCTTTCTTTAAAATAAGGGTTATTTTTCATTTTCACTCCTTTAAATGTCGTAAGTTTAGTTAAAAAGCTGACCCAAAAACTAGAAAAATTTTGTGCTAAAACTCTTTGAAAAAATAATTTGCTTGATTAAAAAAAGAACTCATTTTAAAATTGCCGCTAATTTTTAAAGGATGAAAAATGCTTAAAAGTTTTGAAAATGAGCTTTTAGAACTATTAAAAGATTTTAAAGTAAGAATGTATTTAGGCGAGTTTGAAGACACCCAAAACATAGCAAGTTGTATTAATAATTTAGATGCTTCGCTTTTGCTTGATTTTGAAGGAGAAAGTTATAAAGATTTAGAAAATAAAGTGGGAACTTGGAAACTTTATATTTTAACCCATACAAAATCAAAAGCTCCTAAACACAGAATTGATGCTAAGCATAAATTATTTGATGCAATAGAAGCTGTTGATAAAGTGCTTTTAAATGCAGAACCTAGCAATGGTTTTAGAATAGAGCTTAAAGATCTTAAAAAGGTTTACGAAGGAATAAGCGATCATGGCTATTTAAGCATTTATGCAAGAACTTTGCAAAGTAGCTTTTTACCAAAAGATGATTTTTTAAGGATTTAAAATGCTTTTTATCAATAAAGAAAATTTAGTCGAAGTTAGCAATGATAAGCCCATAAAAGTGGCAATTAAGGGTGAGTGGAAAGGGCATAATAATGGCAGGTTTAAGGTTGATGATAAAGATTTAAACTCAATGATTGATAATTTTAATCAAAAAAAGATTGATTTGGTTATTGACTATGAGCATCAAAGCTTAAAAAATGAAAAAGCACCTGCTGCAGGTTGGATTAAAGAGCTTTATTTAGAAAATGATGCATTGATGGCTAAGGCTGAGTTTAACGAAGAGGCTAAAAAATATATAGCAAATAAGCAATACCGCTATTTATCCCCTGTGTTTGAATTTAATTCAAAAGACAATAAAAGTGGAGAACTAGTAAGAGCTAAGCTTCACTCAGTCGCACTAACTAATACGCCATTTATTGATGAGCTAGGCGAACTCATTGCTAACAAAAATAATATTCATCAAAACAAAGGAGAGAAAATGGATGAAAAAATCAAAGAGCTAGAATCTCAGATTATAGCTTTAAAAAATGAAAATAGCTCGCTCGCTTTACAAAATGAAGCTTTAAAAAAGCAAAACGAAGAAAGCGTTAAAAACTTAGCAAGCTCTTTAGTTGATAATGCTTTAAATAGCGGAAAAATTGCTAATTCCCAAAAAGAATGGGCGCTAATGTATGCTTGTAAGGATTTAGAAGGCTTTAAAAGCTTTTTAGATACCGAGAATGATCAAGTGCAAGTTCCAAAAAATAATGTTTTTGCAAATAAAAACACAGCAAAAACTAATGAGTTTGATGTTGTGAAAATGATGTTAGGGGATTAAAAATGGCTAAAGCTAAAAAAGAAACCCAAAACCTAGAAAATGAAGACTTGGAAACTGGAGACTTACCTAAAGCTTTGTCTTTAGAAGATGAGAACCTAGCTAATGAAGAAGCTGTGAGTGAAAATGAAACCGCTAAGGAATTTATAAATGAAGAAGGAGAAGAAATGCCATCAAAGGTCACACCAAAAAGCTTAAGCAATGATCCTTTAATTGCTATGCCAAAAAGCCTTGAAAGTTTTATCAATAAAGATTTGTTTTCAATTAATGCGAAAATAGATCTTGAAACTAATGAAAGCTTAGCTCTTGGAACGCTTTTAATCAGCGAAGATTTTGGAGAAAGCTTTAAAAAATGTCCAAATGAAGATATTAGTGCAAAAGAAAATGTTAAATTAGCAATGCTTAAAGATCACGCTCTTAGTTCTGGAGTTTATGGGGTTTTATTAGCAGGAGAAATCAATTTAAAAGGCGTTCATGTAAGTGCGGTTAAAAAGGCTTTTATGCAAAATTTAATTATTAATACTAAGGAGTAAAAATGGATTTAGAGCAACTTTTGGAACTTTTTTCAAGTACAAAAATAACTGAAGTTATTAATCAAACCAAAGCTTCACCTCGCTTTGTAAGTGATACTTTTTTTAAGGATAAAATCCCAAGTTTAGAGAGCACCGTAAGGGTTGAAATTATAAAAGGTGCTGGAATTGTTTTAAATAGCATTTCAGATAATGGGGAACATTCTTTAGAAAATACTAAAGACGCTTATATTTTAAATATACCTTTACCACGCTTTGCATTAGCAAAAAGAATCAGTGCGAGTGAGATTAATTCTTTAAGGTCTTTAGCATTGCAAGAAGCTCAGGCTAAAAGCTTAAGTGGAGCTCTTGGGGTTTTGGTTAAAGAAATGAAAGAAAGCTTTAACACTACGCTTGAATATATGGCAAATGGTGCTTTATTTGGCAAGATTTTAGATGGCAAAGGAAATGTGCTTTTTGATTTTGGAAGTGCAAGTAAGAAAGCTATTAGTGTTAAAAAAGATGGGAGTGTGACTTTAGCCAGCGTTTGTGATGCGATTGATTCAGCAATTATTGATGAATTTGGAACAAGTGCTGATTATGAAGTGCTTTGTGGAAATGAACTTTTTGCGGCTATTTCTAACTTGGCATTAAGTGAAGATCTTTATAAAAATCATCTTGCAAGTAGGGATGAAAAAGATAAGTCCTTAATTTTATATGGCACCAAATATCGCCGTTATAGTGCAAAATATAAAAATACAAATGGAAAAAGCGTTGAATTTTTAAAAGGCACTGAGGGTATGGTTGTGCCAAAGGATAATTCTAATCGCATTTATTATACAAGAGCAAATCATACTGATGCTTTAGGAAAAGCACCAAGTTTAATGTTTGTTTCTAAGCCTGAGATTTTACCTCGCGGGGCTGGAATTGAAATTGTAGGCGAAATGAGAGCCATGCCAGTTTGCACCAGACCAAATGGACTTATTAAGCTTGTTTTAGAGTAAAACGCACAATTTTAGCTTTAAAGGCAAAAAATGCTTTTAAAGCTAAAAAGATATTAGAAAAAGATTTTAAACGATTTTAACCATATTTTAACCACATTAAAAAAAGGTTTTTAAAATGAATTATCAAGACACTTTAGAAGAAGAACTTATCACAGGAACTAAAACACATCTTTTTATGATAGATGAAAAAGATCTGATAAAAGAATTAAGCGTTCATGCCATAGCAGAGCTTAGCGATTTAAACGCTGATGGTGTTTGTGATAAAGAAGTGATTGATGATGCCATTAGTGATGCTCAAAGTTATATTGCAAGTTTTATAAAGATACCTAAAAACCCAACTCCGCTTTTAAAAGATATTTGTGTAAAGCTTACAATCATGGAATTAAAACGCCGCAATGATTTTCCAAAAGAAAGCTTGGAAGAAATTAAAGAATGGGCTAATGATTTGCTTTTAAAAATGGCAAATAAAAAAATTCCAACTGAAATTGATGAAGATAACTTTATCCCACAAAATAAAGTTAGAGCGTTTAAGATTAAAAGAAAAAGAATGGATTTAAGGAGAATAAATGGCTAATAATGAATTAAAAGATTTAGCAAAAGAGCTTTATATTGCAGGTTTTGATATATTTAAAATTGCAAAAATTTTAAACCGCAATGAAAAAACGATTAGAAATTACAAAGCTAAAGATGGCGATTGGGATAAGCAAAAAGCTAATCTTTTAACTTCAAAAATCAAAGATAAAGAAAGTGCTTCATTATATGAAAGCTTTACTGAGCAAATGTTTTGTGCTATTGAAAATATCAACGCTGATGAAAAAATGAATGCAGAAAAGAAGACTGAAGCCATTGCAAGGATAGGTGATAGCTTTTCAAAAATGAGAAAAGTAGCAAGACTTGAAGATCCAAGTAGCTATCGTTTAAATGTTGCTAAAAAAGTGGTTGAAATTATCATAAGTCATTTAAAAAATGATAAAGATTGTGTGGCAAAACTTGTATCACTTTTGGAAAGCGGAGTGATAGAAAAAGAAATTTTAGCAATGGATATTTAATGCTTTTCTCCAAAGAAGAACTCGATGAGTTTTTAATCTCAAACGAACAAAAGCACGAAAACACTCCAAATGAGCTAAAAGGTGCTATGCAAAGAAAAGACTTTTTAGAATGGATGGATGAGCTAAAAAATGAATTAAAAACTCAATTTTTGCATGAAAGCCATTTAGATCCTACTTTAAAAGAAGAAAGAATTAAAAGAGCGAGTGTGGATTTTGATTATTTTGCAAGAACTTATTTTCCACATTATTTTACCATTAAAGGAGAATGCGGCTTACATTTGCACTTAAATGAAGTTTTTACAAAAATCGCACTTAAAAAAGAAAGCAAAGGTGAAAAACACGCCATAGCTGCACCAAGAGCTCATGGTAAATCCACCTACACTTCACAACTCTTTCCTTTGTGGTGCTTAGTGTTTAATTATAAAAGCTTTATAGTAGAGATTTCAGATGCGGTAGAACTTATGGAAGGAATGCTTGAAGCTATTAAAGCAGAGCTTGAAGATAATCCGCATTTAAAGCTTGATTTTCCCGAAGTAGTAGGAATTGGTAAGACTTGGCGCGTAGGAGAGTTTGTAAGTAATAATGGCGTAAAGATTAAAGCTTTCGGTAGTGGAAAAAGACTGCGCGGGGTTAGATATGGGGTTAAAAGACCTGATTTGGTTATTTTAGATGATTTAGAAAACGACACCAATGTCAGGAGTAAAGATCAAAGGGATAAATTAGAAGATTGGGTAGATGAAGCGGTTTTAAACTTAGGGAGTGCAGATGGAAGTTTAGATGTGCTTTATATTGGAACCATTTTACATAATGATAGCGTGTTATCTAGAAAATTAAAGCTTGGTTTTTGGAATCCTAAAGTCTTCCGTTCCATCGAAGAGTTTCCACAAAGGCTTGATTTATGGGATGAGTATGCCACGCTTTATAGAAATACTGATTTTAATACCGCTCATCAATTTTATTTAAAAAATAAAGTTTTAATGGATAAAGGGGCTAAGGTTCTTTGGAAAGAAGCCAAAAGCTTAGAAGATTTAATGAAGTTAAGGGCTGAAAATCTAAAAGCTTTTAATAAAGAGCAACTCAATAATCCAAGAAGTGAAAATCAAATCTTTAGCCTTGATGGCATTAATTTTTATGATGATTTACCCGCCATTAATCAGTATTATATGTATATTGACCCAGCAGGAGAAAAAGCAAAAAGTGACTTTACTGCGATTACCATTATTGGCAAAGGTGCAAAGGGTTTTTATGTAGCAGAAAGCATCGTAAAAATCTTAAAAGCACAAAGCATTATAAAAACCATTTTTAATCTTCAAAAGATTTATAAATGTCGCTTGATTGAAATTGAAACTAATGGCGGTCAATTTTTCTTAAAAAAATGGTTACAAGAAAAAAGCTTAGAAAGTGGAGTTTTTTTGCCTTTGCGTGGTAAAAATAATAGCGTTAGCAAGTTTGAACGCATTGAGAGTTTAAGCCTTGCTTTTGAAAATGAAGAGCTTTTTTTACATAAAAGCCAAACTATGCTTATAAATCAACTTTTAGAATTTCCAGAAGGGAAAAATGATGATGCACCTGATAGCTTAGCAGGAGCATTTTTATTAGCAAGAACTAAAAGTAGCATTAAAAGAAGAAAGCATCATTTTAACTCTGTTTCAAGAATAAGGCGTTTTTAAAGGAAAAATATGAAAAAAGAAATCAAACCCAAAAGAGAAGTGATATTAAAAAACAATAGTCTTATAAACACTCTTATAAACTCAAGCTATTTAAATGTGCTTAAAATCAGTGAGAACGATCAAAAAATGATTTTTAAAGATCTAAGCTTTACTCAAGCTCATCAATCACGAAGGAGTGTGATTTTAGCAAAAGAGCTTCAAATCGTTTGTGAAAACGAAAAAATAAAAGAAAGTTTTGAGTATCTTTTCAATCCTGATTTATTAAGTCAAATCTTAGAAACCTATCTTTATGGGCTTAATGTATTTGAAGTTAATTACAAGTTAAAAGATGGTTTTCACTATCCAATCTTAAAACAAAGAGATTTTAGAAATTTTGGCTTTAATGAAAATGATGAGTTAGTTTATAATGGCAATGGTTGCGAAGAAATTGTGGAAGATAAAAAAGCAATTTATGGACTTTTTGGCTCTAATTTTTTATTTAAAAATGGCGATGCCTTATTAACAAAGCTTTATTTTCCAGTAAAGCTTAAAAATGCAAGTTTAAAGTTTTGGATGGAGTTTTTAGAAAGATTTGGTTCTCCTTGGGCAGTTGCAAAAACAGATAGCGATCCTGATGCACTAGCTTCTGAAATTCATCAAATGTTAAATGGCGATAGTGCGGTCATTGATAAAGAAGAAGAGCTTGATTTAATCCAGCCAAAGGCTAAGGCAAATTATAATGAAATAATAGATTACTTAGATAATCAAATAAGAAGCGTGGTTTTAGGAGCTAATTTAAGTTCTCAAGTAAGCGGAGGTTCTTTAGCAGCGGCTGAGTCACATAATCAAATAAGAAAAGATTTAGCCGCCCAAGATGGACAAATCGTTCTTTTTATTTTAAATCGTGCCATTAAGTTTTTCAAAGAAATCAATCATTTTAAAGATGAACTCTATGTGCAGTTTTTTAGCGAAGCAGAACCAAAAAGTGAGCTTTGCGAAAGGGATTTAAAACTTTTTAACATGGGCTTTTGCTTTGATGAAGAATACATTAAAAGCACTTATAATGTAGAAGGTGAGCTTATAAGAGAGACTTTAGAAAAAAAAGACTTTAAAGATTTAGAAAATGATAAAAAAGTCTTTGAAAACAAAGTAAAGTTTATACAAAAAAAGCCTATGGATAAAATTGATGCAGCACTTGAAAGTAAAGAGTTTAAAGTCATTGATGAGCAAATTAAAGAAAAGCTAGAACAAGCCTTTAATCAGCTTTTAAACGATTCTAATTCTTATGAAGAGCTTTTTGAAAACTTGCAAAAAGAGTTTAGCGATATTTCTATCAATATTTTAGAAGAGTTTATGTTTCAAGCTTTAGCTAATTCAAGTATTTTAGGCTATGGGGATTAAAAATGTTTTTTGGTAAGCCAAATAAGGCAATTGAATATTTACAAAGCAAAAAACCCCAAACTAGCTTTGATTATGATGAAATAATGCATGAAACACATAATAAAGTCTTTACCATTGCAAAGCTAAATGATTTAAATCTTTTAAAAGATATTCAAAACTCTTTAATAGAGGCTTTAAAAAATGGGGATAAATTTGAAACTTGGAAAAAGCAAATTACCCCAAAATTAAAAGCTAAAGGATGGTTTGGGGACAAAGTAGAGGTTGTAAACCCTAAAACAGGAGAAGTTAAAAATATCAAAATAGGCACTTCAAGACTAAAAAAAGTCTTTGAAACAAATATGAGAATAGCAAAAGCCCAAGCGGTGTGGGAAAACATTTTGCAAAGCAATAAAGAATATGTGCGTTGGATAAGCTTACTTCATGGCAATCGAAGAAAAGAGCATTTAGCCTTACATGGGATGATTTTAAGAAGAGATGATCCTTTTTGGATTAACAACCGCCCACCTTGTGGTTATGGGTGCAAATGCTCTATTCAAGGTGTAAGTGAAAGTGAATTAAAGCTTTATGGCTGGAAGCTTTCAAAGCAAACACCAGCTGATTTGGCGGATAAAAATTTTAACTACAATAAAAACTTAGGCGTAGAAAAGCTTGAAAAACTTTATAAAGAAAAGATAAGCCAAATAAGCCAAAACTTCATAAAGTTAGAAGCTTTAAGCTTAGCAACCAAGACAAAAGAGAATGCACAAAGTTTTCAAAGAGAAAAAGAACTCTATATTTGGCAAAAAAGCTTAGATGATATGGTGGATGAAGTCATCATTAAAGATAATCAAAAATATCCTATCAATTTTATACAAGTAGGTAAAATGGATAAAAGCACCAAAGAGTTTTTAGAAAAACTTAATAAAAAAGACTTAGAAGACTTATACTTTACACTGGGCAAAAACAATCTTTTACACGCAAGTCCTAAAAGAAAGGCAAGTTATAATCAGGCTTTAAGTGTGGATGAAATCAAGCAAATTGTTAAAGTTTTAGATGAAGCAAAAGAAGTTTATTGGGATAATGCAAATAATTCTTTATTGTATTTCTTTGAAGATAAAAAAGATGCTAGTCGTATCAATAAAATTGTAATTACCCCTGATTATAAGCTAAAGAAGTTTGGTAAAACCAATGCAATAGTTACATTAGGAAAAGTAGAAGCGATTAATAAAGATAATAAGACATATATTAAGATCAGATAAGGCGGTGAGACTTGCACTCACAATACATACCCCAATTAATTTGGACTATCCTACTACTACATTTTAGGTATCAACCTTATCTAATTAAGATAATTTTAGCTTGATGAAACTAAAAAGGAGTTTAAATGGTTTTAGCTTTAGGAGAATTTGAGTTTAAAGCTTTAAATTTTGATAATTTAGAAAGAAGCTTAGAATATAACATACAAAGTCAAAATAGGCTTAATAATCATAATGCTTTATTTGCAAGTTCTAAAGAAAGCGAAAAGATTAAAATACAAGGCAAAACTTTACCTTTAAAAGGGGATAGAAATACTTATTTAGATAAGCTTGAGAATATGGCAAAAGAACAAAGATCTTTTATCTTAACAGGAGCTAATGGAAAGTATTATGGTAAATTTGTGATTTTATCCTTAAATGAAAACAGAAGTGCATTTGTAGATGGAAGTGGCTTTGTAGCACAAAGCTTTAGCATGGATTTAGAAAGGGATTTTGATGAGTAAGATTTACATAGCTAAAAACAACGAGAGGCTTGATAGTATAGTCTATAAGCATTATGGGACACTTTTGTATTTTAATCAAGTTTTATTAGCCAATCCAAGATTAGAGCCTCTTTTAAAAACAGGAGATAAAGTGGTTTTACCTAGTATTGAGATTAAAGAAAGTAAGGAAAAGGCTTTATGGTAAGAAAACCTAAGTTTAAACTTATTGCCAAAGGTGAGGATATCACAGAAAAACTTTCTAAAAATCTTATTAACATTAGTTATGAAGATAAAGAAAAAGCTGAAAGTGATGAGATAAGTTTAAGTGTTTTTGGGCTTTATTCCAAGCCACTTTTTGGGGATAGTTTAGAGCTTTGGCTTGGCTTTGAAAAGCTTTATAAATGTGGAAGCTTTAGTGTGAATGTAGTGAGTAAAAACTATACTTCAAATACTACTGAAGTTAGAGCAAGTGCTATTAATTTTAGTGGAAAAGGCAGCGTTAATATAAAAGAGAAAAAGACAAGAAGCTTTGAAAACACTACTCTTTTTACCATAGCAAGAAAAATCGCAAATGAAAACAATCTAAAAATCAAAACAAGTGGAGAGGATCAAAATATAGTAAGTATTTTACAAAATAATCAAAGTAATTTAGAATTCTTATATAGTATATGCTTTGATTATGGTTTTATTTGCTGTGTAAAAGAAAATACTTTAATCATTACTCCAAAAGATGGTAAGATTGGCGATAATGCTGCTAATATCACAAGCAAGAATGAAAATTTACCTTTATTTGAAATAGCTTTAAAAGAATGTATTTCATTAGAAATTTCAGAAAGTGCTAGAAATGAATATAGTGCCGTAATAGCAGAATGGCAAGATATAAATGAAGCAAAGATAAAAAGCATAAAAGTAGGAAGTGGGGAGAATATATATAAAATGCAAATCTCACAACCAAAAAATGATAATGAAGCTTTTAAAAAAGCGCAAGCAAAACTCAATGAGCTTCAAAAAGGTGGATTAAATGGAAGATGTGAGCTTATTGGGCGTGAAATAAGAGCAGGTGGAAAACTTAAGATTAAAGATATTAATATGGATCATTATGAATTTAGTATTAAAAGCGTGAGTCATAGTTTTAATGACCAAGCTTATATAATTAGCGTGGAGTTTGAGAGCTAAAACAAACTTGGTTCCAAATTTTCTCTTAATTCTTTAGTGATTAAATACACCGCATTTAAACTTAAATCGTATTTTTTAGCACATTCCACACTTGCATTTTTAGTGGTTAAACCTTGTTTTATAAGCGTTTTAAAATCCTCTTTTAATTCTTCATCTCTAAGTAGGGTTTTGTAGCTTGGTATATAAATATTTGCACCGCCAAATTCTTTTAAGATTTCTCGTTTGTCGTTATTTTTCACAAAATCAATAAAATATTCAAAATAATCATTATTGCTAAGCAATGCTAGTCCTATTTGAGTGTTTTTGCAAATTATAGCAAAAAAGCTAAATTTTATTTAGTAGGGTATAATTTTAAAAAATAAAAAGGAGAATAAATGAAAAAAATAATAAGCGTTTTAATACTTGCTTTAAGCTTATTAAATGCTAAAAGTTTTGAAGAAAGCAAAAAAGAATTAGTAAAATTTATAATGATCTAGGGAGCTCTTACTGGTATGATTTTTATTGTCAAGCACCTTTTAAGGTTAATAAAAAAGGAAAATATATTAGTTTTGAAGTGATTAAAAGTGATTTATATGCTCCTAGAAACAAATACACCAAAAAAGGTAAAATCAATCAAAGAGCAAAACGCATAGAATGGGAACATATTATGCCTGCACAAAACTTTGGAAAACATTTACCTTGCTGAAAAGAAGGTGGTAGAAAAGCTTGTCAAAATGATCCACTTTTTACTAAAATGGAAGCTGATAAACAAAACCTAGTTCCAGCCATAGGAGAGATAAATGGGGATAGAAGCAATTTTAGATATGCTGAGGCTCCTACTAATTTAAAATATACTCAATATGGAAATTGTAAGGTTTATACTGATTTTAAAGCAAAAAGATTTTATCCTGCAAATTATTCTAAAGGCTGGATTGCAAGAAGCTATTTATATATGAGCAAAACTTATAATATCAGATTATCCGACCAAGAAAGAAAACTTATGGAGGCTTGGGATAAACAATACCCTATAGATGAGAAAGAAAAAAGAATTAGAGAATTACTCTAATTCTTTGCAAACTTTAGCCACAATTTCATCTATATCAATAACCAAGCTTTTATCTTCTTCCTCAAAACTCTCATCAATTCTTTCTCTAATTACGCAAATCACATTAAGTAAAATCCCAAAATCTTTATCAGTTTTAATCTGATGAGTGATTCCATCATGCATTATTTCAAGGCTTGTTCTTTTTGCAGCAAAGGCAATTTGTGAGTGTTTTTCTATGCCTAAGGTTAAAAAAACTCTGCATCGTAAGAATGTATTTCTAAAATCATTTTAATCTCCTTTTGTTTTGATGAGACAACATTAGCTTCGTTTGGCTTAATGTGTGCTGTTGTTTTCTAAATTTTTAAGCCCTAGGATAACTTTATTAGCATCTTCTATACTTAAATACCAAAGATGCAAAGGTCGCTTTTTTACAATATTATTAATAAACTCTCTTAAAGCCCACTGAGTAGGATTTTTAGCATTTTTACTCCAAATGGCTTGTATCATATTAAGTTGCTTTTTTGTAGCCCTTCCGCTTTTAGTGTTTTCTTTTTTAAAATACCTTGTTTTTTTGGTATTTTGCTTTTTTAAAAACTTTTCATCATAGCCCAAAGTTATAGCAAAGTCCCTAAGTTCATCTATGCTTAAATCCTTACTTGAAGCTTTGCCATATCTTTGATTTAAAACCCAGCGATAGCTTTCATCATCGCTTAAATTAGCATCTTTTCTTAAGGTATGAATGATTTTAATTAAGTGCTTTTTTAAAGTGTTTTGAGTATTCATTTTTTAGCCTTTAAAATTTGCTCTAGTTTTGAAGTGAATTTATCAATATTTGCATTATAAAGCTTATTTTGATTCTTTTTGTATTCTAAATAGTTTTGCTCGTAATCTTTATTTATTTTAGTTTGGCTAGGAATTTGAGTTTTAATAACAGGGCTTATTTCAATTTTATTATCAAAAATAATTTTATCTTGGTTTTTAAACATATATTCAACTAGCTTATTATAAAACTCTCCTACATTCAGTGGTTTTCTTTGCTCATCACAAAGCTCTTTATTAGCATTAATAAAATAAAGATTATCTCCACAATCAACATGCTTTAAAACAGGCTTTCCTAACTCATCATAAACAATGTTACCATCATAATATCTAAGTACAAAAGAATATGAGAAATCTCCTTTTTTTGTTTGAAAAATAAAACGATTTGAAAATGAAATGAAAAGCCATTCTAAAAAAGACTCTATATTTTTGTACCTTAAGTTTAAATCAAGCTCTGCAAAGGCGCACACAAGAGAAAGTTTTTCATAGCTTGTACCAACAAATTGCTTTTTTAACATGGTTAAATCATAGTATTTTTTAAAGCCTAATATATCTTTTGGTGTTTTGGCTTTAAAATAAAGTTTTTCTATAACCACTGCTTGAACTTCACTAATACCAAAAAGCTCTTTTAGTGCCTCTTTTGCATTATCCATTAAAACTCCTCTTCTAGCCAAGAAGCTAAAGCTTTTTGCTTATCTTTATTTTTGTATTTGTTCGCTAACTTTGGAAGCCAAGTTGAATTAAGCGCTCTTTTCCAGCATTTTAAAGGCTTTTTATTAGCCATTAGCCATCTTCCATCGTCTTGCTTATAGTAATTTATAAAGCTATCTGCTATAAAATAAGGGATAGAGCAAGAGTTTTTAGCATTAAACTCATCAATGGCTTTAATTAAATCTTCTTTGCTTGGAGGGTTAAATTTCATAACTCATCCCCAAATAAGCTTAATTCTTTGTCGTTGCTGTTTTTATTGTCAGCTTTTAAACTTTTCCAAACAAAAGTGCGACCATTCTCTCCGCCAAGCTCACTTTCCCAAAAAACACCTTTAAATTTCTCTAAAGTATTCCTTGAAAAATTATCACTCCTACTTACATCAAGAGCCGATAAAATCTCACTTGTGCTTAGGCTTTTTTCGTTTAAAAGCTTTAAAACTTTATCTATAAAAGCTTCTTCTTTATCGCTGATTTTAGCGTTTTGCAAGTCGGTGTTTTTAATATTTAGAGTTTTTGTATTGATAAAAAAGGCTTGATCTTTAATTCCTGCTCTTTCTTTTTGCACACTAAGCAATACTTCAAAGCCTTGTTCTAAGTTAGCCACTTTTTGTAAAAAATACATGCAATCACTTGAGTTTCTAATATGATTTGAGCCTTTAAAAGCTCTGCCATCTTTTGTAGAATGGTGTAAAGCCATAATGGTTGCCCCACATTCTCTTAAATTCATGAGTAAAGACATTAAAGACATCATTTTAGTATCATTATCAATATCTGCAAAATTGCGTAAAGAATCAAGTACAAATAAAACCCCTTCATAGCTTCCTGCTACGCCTTTGCCTTCAATCATTTCTAAAAGCTCATAAGCTGAAGTTTTTAAGCTTGATCTGTGAATATAAGTGAATTTGCTTTCATTTAAAATAAGTTCACCAAAACCTCTTTCATTTAAAACATTTAAAGGATTATCCATGTCAACATAAACGATGCTTTTAACCCTTGTATCTTTGCAAAGTGTTTTAGAAATGGCGGCACTTAAATAACTTTTTCCACTTCCACCATTTGCATAAATAATAGTTATTGCTTTTTTAACTAAAAAATCAGGGATTAAAAACTCTAATTTCTCGTTTAAATCTTTATTTTTTAACTTAAACTCATTTAAAAAATCCAAATTCATCTTTTTTCCTTGCTAAAACTTAATCAAGCCCATTAAATCAATGGACTTTGTTAAATTTTTTGGCTTTTTTAACATATTTCATTTTTATGTTAAAATTTTTAATATTTTTTAACATTTCAAAAGTTCAGGATTCTCGTGGATATTGCCGATAGTTTCAATAGTATATCCTTCATCTTCAACTAAATAAATTAAAGAGCCTATGTAATCTCCATTTTTTCCTTCAAAATAAAAAGTCCCTTCTTTGTGAATGCTGATTTTTGCTAAAAAGTAATCGTATAGACTTTTAACTTTAACAATATCATTCTCGTATACTTTTTTACCTTTCTTGTCATAAAGCCCTGTAAAAAGCTCTATTTCACAATCCTCTTTAAACTCAGATAACCTTGTTTTGGCTTCTTCACCATAAACATATTTTGTTTGGCATTTGCAATCCTTATTACCACAACCCTTGTGATGCTTATCCCAAACTCTAAAATCAAAATCTTGTAGTTTCATTTGTTACCTCCATTTATACTTTTTATAGTTTTTTGCCATTCCTCATCGCTTTTAAACTCATTATTAAGTTCTTTTAAAAGTTTAAGTGCTTCATCATTAGACAAATTAGAAAGAATAGCTCTTATTCTTTCTAATGGCTTGATATCCTTATGGATAATTCCAAAGAATTCCTCTTGCTCTTTTGTGCTTAAATCTTCAAAAAGTTCAGCCAAATCATGAGCGTAAAAATCTTCTAAATCACTCGCATCTATGCTTACATTGACATACATTTTTTTAATCCTTTTGTTTTAAATTAAGTTTTAAAAACTTAATCAAATCCGCCTTAGCGGACTTGTTAAATTCTTTTAAGTCTGATTTTTTTGCTTTGAAGTCGTTCTTTAAACCTAATTTTTTGCTTTGAAGTCATTTTCTTTTTTCTTTTAAAGCTTTGCTTTTTTAGCTTAGGCTTATTTTTAAAATCAAGTTCTAAAAAGCCATTAAAATGAGCTGTTTTTGTTTTAAAAACACTATTTAAAAGTTTAAAAGTCGCTAAAGAAAGCTCTCTCATTTTTCAATCTCCAAGCTTTCAATCTTTGGCTCTATTCTAAAATTATCTTTTACAACTCTTTTAAGTCCTAGCTTTACTAAGGTGCTATCTTCAAGCTCTGCAATAGCATCTTTATTAAGTTCTTCTTTATAAGTAATGCAATCATTAAGTCCATAGCTTTTTAAAGCTTTGATTAAGTTTTCTAGTTTTTCTTTCACACGTGGTAAAGAAACGCTTTTACTTAAGCGATAGCCAATCTTGCCAAAGGTAAATTCTTTGCTTCTTTTTTCTGCAAACTCGTGTTTATTATTTTCACAAAAGGTTGTAATGCACTGCTCTATATATTTAAGTTCATCACTTAAAACCTTAATCTCTCCTGCACGAGCTTCTTTAATCTCATTGCAAGCTAAAGTCACCTCGCCATTAATCTTTTCTATTTTTACACTAAGTTCTGCCACTTTTTTAAGTGCTAAGTTAACATCTTCTAAATTATTTATTTGCATCTATTCTCCTTTTAAATTAAATTTGTTAATTTGATAATCCCAAAGAATTACGCCATATCTTAAAAGCACTGCGTGTTTAGTTTTTTTCTTGATTATCCTTAAGCCCTTATTGTAAGGGCAACTCCAAAACTAGCTCTTTAATGCCAAGCTTTTTAGCAAGTGCTAATTCTTCTTGCATACCTTGTGAATATTTTGCATCTTTGTGTTTGCTAAGATAAATATAATCACACGCTTTTAAAAGCTCTAATCCCATTTGTAAAGCTTTGTCTCTGTGCTTGTTTTCATCCAAATAACTAAATTGTAGTATGGGTGAAACAGGCACAAAACCTTCACATTCACGCATAATTTTTAAGCATTCTTGCTGAGCTATGCTAATAGCTTGTGCTTTTCTTTGACTTTCTCTTACTACTAAAGCTTTATAAGGAGAGGCTACATAAACTAATGCCATGAAATTTCCTTTCTAATAATTTTAGGGTTTTACCCTTTTTAAGTCTTTGCAAAAAAGACTTAAAAAGAAAAAACTTAATCAAAACCAGCGAAGCGACGCCGTTAAGGCGAGGTTTCTATAAAGTGCTTTAATTTAAGCACTTTTGTTAAGCTTTTTACCCAAATGAAAACGAATGATTTTTTTTGCAATATAATCAGGATAAATTCCTTTTAAAACATCTACAAACACTCCACTTTCTTTATAAATAATGCTTACACCCTTTATCTCAAAAAGCGAAGCACTATAATCAGCTTTCTCACCTTTAATCATTGGTATCATTTTTTCTCTCCTTGTATTAAGTTTTCTTTCTTTGCTTTTTCTTTTTTGATTAAGTCAATCGTTTCAAAGATAGCCATCCACTTGTCTTTATTTTTAGGACTCTTTAACTTTCTAAGAGCTTCAGTATAGATTTGATGAACGCGTGTCACGCTAAGATTAAGTTCTTTAGCTATCTCTTCAAAACTCATTTTTAGCCCAGCATTAAAAATGATGCGGCAGCTTCTATGTGTTTAAGCTCAACCGCTTTTCCATCTGCAAATTCACAAGCTCTTTTTAAAAGCTTCTCACTTTTTCTAAAGTTGCCACGAGCGAGGTTAAAAACTAAATCAATAGCCTTTTTCTCCTCCACATCAAAATGATTACAAAGTGTTTTTAAGTCTTCATCTTTTAAACCTTCTTTGTTTTGATAACAAAGTCCTTTTAATTCCCATTTTGCACCAATTCTAGAGCTTAGTTGTCCGTACTCGTTGTAATCATTTCTTCCAATGCCTGTAAGATTGTTTTTAAGTTTTCTAGTACCTACTAAGATTAAAGCAGTATTTGAAAAATCATATATGCGTCTTAAGCACTCCAAAGCACGAAACGGCAAATGCTCACTCTCATCTATAATTAAAACCTTTGAAGTTCTTGCTAACTCGCTAGCAATGCCTCTAATCTTATCATCCAAAGAACCTTTAAAACACACATTGAGTTTATTTTCAAGCCCCACCAAAAGCATTCTTTTGCTTGTCTCAGTTGTTGCTTCAAAAAGCACCACTCTTGTTCCATTTTTAGCGGCATATTCTTTAATGGCTCTGCTTTTTCCAGTCCCCGCTTCGCCAATGATTACTCCCATTTCTCTATTGCTCATGGCACTTTCAATGGTTACATTAATCGCCTTTGCATCTTTAGTGGCAATAAAAGGTGTTTGAAGCTCTTTCACGCTTTTTTCTTCCACAAAGCTTTTAATGTATTTTTCAAGTAAAGGCTCTACTTTTGAAGCGTATTTATAGCTACTTCCTTCTTTCATATAGCCCACCATATAGCTTTTATTAATCCCTAAACGATCGGAGAGATTGTTTTGAGAGATGTTTTGGGTGCTTAAAAACTTTTTAGTAAGTTCTACTAATTGCATTTTTTATCCTTTCTCTTAACTTCACAGCGGAAGTAAATTCCGCTTTGTGAGCAGGAGCTTTGCTCCTTGCATCCACCTAAAGCCCCCGTCCCACTGAAGTGGGGGTATCTTTGTTTTAGAGCTTTATAAAAACTCTTTAAAACTTGAATTAATCAAGCTTTAAACAATTT